ACCGACATGCTGGTCCTCCTATGCTAATCTTATGATAGCGTTTGTAGCGTCTGCTGTTGGGAATTGAATTGTGAAAGTTCCGTTAGTCGCTGTTTTATCAGAGCCAAAAGCAATTGCACAAACAGCTGCGTTAGATGCAGATGAATTGTAAATTAATGCACCGTTTGCTGTAAAAGAAGCTGATGAAAAACTTACATCTGAAAAATCACAAACCGCAGTTGTGCTTGAAGCAACTGGAGTCACGCTTGTTAATGTAGCCCCACCAGAAGTGTATGCTGTTCCAGATGTGTTAGTAATTTCTTCTGACGTTGAGAATGCAGTAGTTGATGCACCAAGAGTTGCATCACTATCATACAATGCAATTTTAAAAGTGTTACCAGTTGTTGCTGTAAAATTGTGAACACCTTTTAATAGTTCTACTTTAAAACTT